GTGCCCCGCGGTATATGTTCAAAAAGCGAATGGGGGGCGGTATTAATGAACAATCACACGCCCGAATTGGTCAATGTGATAACGGTTGTTTGTTTTTCGCTGATGCTCCGCGGCGTGACAATCTCGACAAAGCAATTCTAGGTTGGAAAAGTTAAGCAAGATGTTTGGGTCTGTTACATTGTTCGGGCTTATGTATGTCTTGTGATGGACAATAACGCCGGCCGTATAGATCCCGCGTGCAAGGCATCGCTCACACAAGCCGCCCACGCTGGAAGCATAAGCGCGCCGGCAATCCTTCCACGCTTTACTGTTATAAAAGCTTCGTGCAAAGTCTCGCGCCATAATATCAATACAAAGCAAAACAGACCGCGCTAACGGTCTGTCTGCTCAAGTACAAAGGTTGGAAAGGTTGAACATCATTATTCGTTGGAGGTTATCAGCAACTGTTTACGCTATCAATATAGCACATACTAGTTCGTGTTTTGTCGTGTTCTTAGTATGGCATGGTCAAAAGCTTGTAGCGCATCCCCGTGAAGCTTACACGTCCACTTGTAATCATAGCTAAGTTCATAGGCAACAGTTACCAGCGGCTTAAACTCCACATAGCGCTTGTACAAGATGGATATATAACGCGTATCCTGTAGCCGGTGAATCTCGTTAATGATCCGGTTCTTTGTGTCAACATAACGGTCTATAGTTTCGTTTATCTCGCTTTCCATGTCCACCCAGCGCGCCATAACCTCGGCCATGCGGTCGGTTGGTGAGGTCTGCACCCGATCGGCCGCATAGTCAATAGCCTTAAAACCGGAACCGATAACACGCAATTCGTCTAACTGTAATTGCTTTTGGTTTATGATTATGTTGATGCGCTCAAGCTGTCGCAAGTATTGTTTAGGCGTCATGTGTCCCCCTTATATGCCTTCGGCAGTGGTGTCCATGCTGTTATTTCAACATCGTTGTCGACTTCGTCAGAATGGTTGTTTCCATATTCCGCAAGAACATCAGCGCATACACTTGAATACCAGAACCACCTTCCTTTGTAGTAAATTGCTGATGCGGTGAACGGAACATCTTTGGCAAAGCTATAATATGGCTCAGGATTATGATTAACCCATGTCACATTCACCGCTTCCAAATCTTCCGGAAGTCTTTCACTACACGGTATCCATTGTGGTTCTGCTGATACTGTCGGAGCATTTTTATATCCGTCCAAGCCGGTTCCTTCAAGATCGACAATAACTGTGGATAATACATCTACAGGAGCTGTTTCTTTTGACATCAACAACCGCATATACTTCTTATCGTTTCTTAAAACGTTAGCAAAGGCATTCGCATCAATAGTCCGCATTCTTTTCTCCTTCCTTGTACGGTTTCGGTAAAGGCATCCATGCGATGACCTCATTACCATATTCTTTGCTGTGTACTTCTCCGTCTATGTACCAGACGTTTTCCATCTCATGCCAACCAATCCATATATCAATTGCTTCTGGTCTGTTGTCGACATAATTCACAAGCATGAGCGTATCATCTTCTGGTAATCGCTCACTGCACGGAATCCATTGCGGTGCGGATACTGTCGGCTCGTTTTCAATGACTGCATCGATCGCATCATTCCATCCACGTTTATACGATTCTGCATCAGCATCTTTTGGAACTATATGCGTATATGGCAACGGATGAAACTTTGCCTTTTCTAAAACGTCTACATCAATCGTCCGCATTCTGCTCACCTTCTTTCTTATGCTCTAAGTCCCAAATCCTCGCCCGTAAGCTGTCATTTTCGTCCCCAATTCGGTTAACTGCTCCCCATAAGGCTCTTTCGGACGATTCTAAGAAATCAATCCTCTTCTCGTTTTTAATAATCACAATAAATGCGAGGAGATTCATCATATACAGAGCTAAAATGCCTATAGCAACGGCTGTCATTCCTGCTCACCTGTCCTTCTGTTCCATGCTTCGATTGCTTCGGACTCGTAATGATAAAGTCCACTTTCTGCACCGCACCCACCTTCATCATATCTGCATAAGACGGCATATCTGTCTCGCCATCCGTTTTTGCCCTTGAAGATTCTGATTGTTGGTTCGTTCCCGCAAAACGGACAGAGTTTCAATTCTGTCATTCATTTTCTCCTTCCCTCATGTCTGCGCCGCAATGCGGACAGAAATTTGTAAAATCCATACTGTAAATATAAACATCATCATAAGTTAATGACGGTTCGCCGCATTGGTTGCAGAAAAACTGTTTTAGTCCATCGTTGCCTATCCACTCGCCTTTCTTCCGCTTAGGCTGTACGGACGGTAGGTTCTCCATCAAGTCAAGTGCTTGATCATAATCGATGTACTCTTTCCCGTTAGTGTAAGTGATGACCTCTGTATCGTAGCAAGTGCGGAGCGCATCAATCGCCGCCTGTCTGCTGATTGAATCATCCATTTGTTAATTTCCTCCCGCACATAGGGCAAAATAGAATATCACATTCTCTGTACTCGCCTTTGAAGCCGACACGAAGTTTCATGGCTCTCCCTCGTCTGACAAGCCATGCATGCGAGTTCTTCTCGATTGGACGGACATATCCGTCCGAGTCTTCGTGGCAATATTCACAAATCTCTTGTTTCTTAGTGTTCAGCATAACAGCTCCAAGTGCCATAACAGCAGATAAATTAACGTCATAGCTTCCTTCATTGATCGCATTAATTAATTTATCCGAGTCGATGACTTTAATTTTAATATCATTCGCCGCTTGTCTGTCAATCAGATCACTCATCGGTTCTCCTTTCCAAACTCATCCGCAAATGCCTTGATACATCCGTCTTTCGGCAGAACAACAATGGTTTTCAAAACTGTGGGTTTTTCAACGATTGCATTTATCCATTTCTCCCAATTTTCGTCCAAAAGCCGAATGAAATCGTAAGTATTGCCTCTCATAGCGTACCGATGGAGATATGTGGCTTTATCTGTTATCGGTGGAATAACTACCATATAGTTCACTTCAATCTGTTCAAGAGCATCGAGCATTTCCTTATGCGTGGAAACCATCACAGTATATCCGTTATCACTCATATGCTTTGCCACTTCTGCATACAAAAGCCAGTTCTTTTTGAATGGTGTACTCTCTAGGTCAACCCATTGAGAGAATTGTGCCATCATACTTTTCCCTGTTCCCGGAAATCCACAAACAATCATTCGGCTCTCCTTTCTGCATAACTGCAAAAATCAGACACGCACATCACTTTTCCCATTTTTCGACAGAATCCGTCAACCCCGTTCTCGAAAGGGTCGTAAGCAAGACAATGTTCGCATTCTGTTATCTGTGGTTCTGTTGATGGAATTGCATCAATGCGCTTAATAAGTCCATTAAGGCTTCCCACTATCAAATTTTCATACCAATCTTTAAGAACTTTCTTCACCACCTGCCTACTGACACAATCAGTTGCAAGTTTAGTCACAAGGTTGTTGCAAGTTTCTCCCATCTTAAACCCTCGTCTTTCTGATCATATCGGCTAAATGCCTAACGTGTTCATCCAGCTTTTGCCGTAAATCTTTCGCCTCGTCTGCTTCCGGCATGGGCCTAACTACCAAATCAACCGCGCGCCGGATGTACGCGCCGCCAATGCCTAATGTTTCGCCGAATTCCTCAAGCTCTGAAATCACTTTCTCTTTGTCAATTAGCATTTCTTGACCTCCCGCCCGCAGTTCGGGCAATACATACCGCTTTCTAACTTTGCTCCACAAAACCCACAAAGGCCGTTTTTCGGTTCTATAGGCTCATGCCGCCTAAATTCTACCTTGACGCGGTTAAGTGCCGCTAAATAAGCGCTTACGGCGGTCAGCGGGACGTATTTCCTCGCATCGCATAGAACCGTATATGATTCTTCACGGGATAAGCACCGTTTAATATCGTCATACATAATAGCCCCTCACTTAAACAACATAACGTGCGTGCTGGATGCGTAAATCTGTGTCCGTCAGATCTATATAGCGCATTGTGGTTGATACGTTTTCATGTCTCAGCATCTTGCTAACCATGTCTAAGCCCATACCGCGCCGGCGCGCCTGAGTTGCCGTTGTCCGTCTGAAGCGGTGCGGGTGCGCGTTCTCAACGCCGGCCCTGCCCGCTACGCGCGTTATAAGCGCTTCTATGGCCCGTACAGACATCGGCCTATTATCTGACCGCCCTACAATCAAATACGGGTTACTGTCGGTTCTAGAGGCTATATAGGCGTTTACAATGTACTTAGCGCGGCTATCAAGATACACCGGCGCATATTTGTTGCCCTTGCCTTTAACTATGATCCTGTCCCCGTCGATATCCTCGGTTTTGATGTTGGCAAGCTCAGACACACGGCACGCGGTCGAAAACAGCAATTCAACAATGGCCTTTTCCTTAAGTGTTTTGCAAGCGCCACGGAGCTTTTCACACTCCAAGTCTGTAAACGCTTCTTTCCGCATCTTCGGAAGCTTTATCTTTTCCACCTGTCTAACCGGATTCTTAGTTATTATTTCTTCATTTTCGGCCCAGCGGAAGAACGCCGACAGATAATAGCGCTCGTTTTCGATGCCGCGGCCCTTAACGCCTCCGGTCATCTTGTAAGCAAGATAAACGCGTATATCGTTTGCAGTTACGTCCTTTAGGCTTTTCTGAGTCTGAAAAACAAATTTGTTCAGCGCCCTAAGATATTGCTTAATGGTTTTTTCAGAGCAACCGGCAATAGCCTTTGACAATGCGAATTGCTTAATTAAAATAGCGTTGCTTTGTTCGTCTGCCGGCACGATATCGGTTATACGCTCCGTTACTTCGTACTTGTCCAGTTCTACAATGATGCGTTGCTGGATCTCGTCAGAAGCACAGCCGGCTTCTAGCAAGATCCCAAACAATGCATTTCTAAGATTATCTTTCCCGCTCATTTCTCAGCCCCGAAAACATGATCTTGAATTCTTATTTTGTTACGCCCGTTGATACCGCGCCTATCAAAATAAACGTATTTTGTGGAAGGCAACACCGGCGGTTCTGAGTAGACCAGCGCTAACGCCTTGTCCTGATCTGCGTTTGACTTCACACGGTTACGGCTTTTCCACGTCGCAAACTGTCCGCGCTTGCTAAGGACTCCAACAACGCCGCCTGATTGCCCCCAATCGTTATTACTAAGCATCCGGTTAAAGACAACTTCATACACGGCGCGTTGTCCGGTTATGTCCTGATTGTTAGCCTCAGCCCAAACAATATTTTTTAATATCCTTAAATCCTCATCGGACAAGTTATCAATAATGCCTTGATAAGGATTCGGCGCAAGCTTTACGATTGACTCGGATTCTTCCGGCGGCGCAATCCCAACCTCAACGGTTGCCGCTTGTGAGTGCGTAGCAATCACGACAATAACTGTTAAGCCGATTAGGCAACCAATTATAGCCTTAAGCAATAAATGGTCTTTTCTGTGGCTTCTGTGAGCCTGTATAAGCTCCGGTCTTTCAAACATAACTTTTTCACCTCCGTTAATCGCATGAACTGCCAATGTTTGTTAACAAATAAAACTTGCCGTCTTTTGCCTCAAGGCTTGCGCCGTAGTACCCATAGCCTAACGTGATGGACTCCGGCAAGCCGCGCTCTACTGTGCTGTTAAGTTCTCCGGCACTCATTGCCTTATATTCGGCAAACTGTTCCGGCGTTATTTCTTCCCTTAAAACTGTCATTACTTACCCCCAATGATGTTTGACGAAACAACGTTAACTTTTTCTTTGTTCAACGTCTCATGTAGCTTTTTGCGTTTGTACTCGCGCCTGTAGGTTTCAAGATAACCGCTTTCCAAATATCCCATGTACACGCCAAAGGATAACTTAAGCTCACGCGCCTCTTTCTCCCGCTCGGAAATACTCACGGCGGGTTTTGGCCTGTCCTTTTCGTGTGATACTTGCCGCCATGCGGTGCTTGAATAGTGATCATTAGCCTCCGACATTTGCGCGCCTCCTCGCCTCGCCATAATTGGCTAACCCAGCTTCACAAGTACAAGGATCTCCAACCATGCGTTCTTCATCATCCCGCCAAGTAATTAAGCCGGTATCTCCGCACCTTCTGCACTTGATAACGCGCTTTTGCCTTCCATCCGGCCCCGTCTCATATTGCGGCACAAACCTTTTATATTCTTTCGTCGGGTCTGCCGGTCGGTTCGGTATAAGCCGGATGATATCAGCGGGCGTTGGCTTAAACGGCTTTGATTCGATATATTTAATAACCGCGGTTTCGACCGTCGCGAAATCGTAATTCTTAAAGCTATCAAACCAAGCCTTTAAAGACTCAGGCGTTTCTATCATGTCTTTCCAAACACAATTGATTCTTTGCTTGATAAGCGCCATCTGTGTTACTGTCATTTCTTAGCATAGTCCCCCGTACCATATTCAGCTTCCAAGATTGCAACCAGTTCCTCGTCCGTCCATTTCTTTTTGGCATGGGGTTTGCTTATTTCTTCCCCTTCTTTATTATTCTTATTATTCTTATATCTGTTGTTAGTTGCTTGTTGGTTGCTTGTTGGTTGATTGTTAGGTTGATTGTTAGGTTGTTGGAACTTGTCGAACGAAACTACTGTAATTATGCGGATTTTGTTATCATTCCAGCTTGTTAGCTCGCCTGTTGAAATTAAGTGTTTTAGTGCTGTGCGGGTCTGTTGTACTGTTAAACCCGTTTCCTTAGCCAAACTTTTAATAGACGTGATAAATTGTCCGCGTTCGTAACTGTATCCGTGCCACTTTCCCGCCTTCCAATTAGCCTTCAGCAAACAATGGAGAAACAAAACCTTTGTGTTAACGTCTGTGTACCATTCCCAACGCGTTACGCGCCGGAATAGCTTTATATACTCGTTATTGCTATATTCCCACATTAGCCAAATTCCCCGCGCTCTAACCGTTCTTTCAAATCTCTATAAAGGATCTCTTTTATAAGCCTTCCGCTTGTGTCTTCCTTGCAAAACAGAAGATTCATGTTATAGCGAACCATATAAGCCGTTACGGAACCGACAAAGGCGTTTGCGTTGAACCGGCTTCTATATCTGCCGTTCACCAAGTTTTCAAAGTTGGCATTTTCGCAGATAAGATAAACCCGCGCCCCCGCCTCTGTTGCCCGCTGGAACTCGCGCCGGAACCGGTCACGGCTCGTTGTGAAGCATTGCGCTAGCTCGTCTAAATCCATCTTGCGTTCAATCACGCACGCCGGCTTTATCGTTTCTGCCGTGTCATAAAGCGGTTGCCCGTCGGGTAACACCGCATTATAGGCATAGTCCCCATAGCTAAGTGTTACCCGTTCATAAGGCACGCCGAAAGACTCATAGCGCCGCATGGCTCGTTTTGTAGGCTGTTCCCTACTGTCTACTAGCACGGAAAAGCTTTTTAAGACTTCCTTTTGCGTGAATATATCCATCATGCAAACGGTAAGCCGTTCGGGTCATCCGTCGGTATATCCATAAAGCCTTCATTGTTAACCGGACGTGGTGCGCTGTCGGATTTCTTCAACAGTTTGTCCGGCGGTAACTTATAATTGCCGGATCTGATTTTGTCCGTTGAGCAAAACCGTGCAAGGTTGGTGGACATTTTAAGACTTCCGTCTTTGCCTTCGTATTCACGGGCGTTAAACAGACCGCCGACAATCAGGCCCTTTAATGTTTGCTCGTTCCAGTTCCACCGATAGCCGGCGTTGCTTTCCTCCAACGCATCAATGGCGGTTCTGAATGTTTTCTTTGACCATCCGTCTTGCTCGGTGCCGTCATCGGTCGGAATGTTAAGCAAAAGGTTACAACCCCACCGCTTGTCCTCGTTGCTGTTGTTCTTGTATTGCTGGGCGTAAAAGTTAGCATATTCGCCCTCGATAATGTCGCATGAAAGCTTTAATGTTGTCTGATTATCGCGGTAATGCTCCACAGAAACGCCAAGGATTTTGACGATATAGCCGCCTTTCGGGAGCTGTTCAAAATCCGCATAGCCTTTAATGGTGTCGTAGTCGTGCCATCTTTGAATCATTCGTTTTTGTCCTCTCTTTCGTTGAATCCGTAATAATCCCTTATGACGGTATCGACCGCCTTAAGATCGTTTTCAATTTCTGCCTCGCTAAACATTTCTTCCGGCGTTTTCGTGATATCAAAACCCGTTGTCTGAGTCCTAAAGAAGTGCTTGCCGCTGTCGCTCATGCATCTAATGCAAATTGTTGTCATGCCTTCCAAGCAAACCTTGTTGTCGATTAAGCGCCCAATAGTGCGTAACTTTGTATTGCCGAAGTCGTCCACGTCCTCATGCATCAGGATATAAACGATAACATCCGGCGGGCACTCGTCCTTGATGCGTTTAACTAAGAAATACATAGAATCCGCGATGGAGTCATACATTTCAAAGCTTGCGTTGCCTTTTTTCGCCTTGTGGTTGTCCATAAATTTATGAGTCATCAGATAACCCGCGTCATCAATGACCGCCACTTTACACGGCATTTTCTTAATTTGCGTAATAATGGTGTCGATATTGTCCGACCGCATTTCATACTTAAAACGCTTCTTGAACGGCAACAATTTGCCCTCGATGTTAATAAATAAAATCTCATCTTCGGCAAAGTTCTTTAAGCTCCGGCTTTTGCCGGCTCCTGACTTGCCATAAACCAAAACGGGTATTGCCATGCTGAAACCTCCTTTTTTCAACCGTTTTCAACCGTTTTCAACCTTTTATCTGATCCTTAAGCTTTCGCCCTGTGCCAAGTGCGCTATGCCGTCTAAGTCTTTCCCGCTTCTCATGTCCACCAGCATTTGCTTTTTGTTAATTGTTGGGTCTGAGTAAACAAGGTATTCTTTCGGGATCGCGTCCAAGTCTGCCGTATCAATAACGACCGTCGGCGGGTTCTTCTGAATACCGAAGCTATAAAGCGCCGTCTTAAACTTCGTTTTGCCGGTTAAATACATAACCTCAGTTAATACCCGCTTCAGATATTCGGCGCGGTTCTCAAGCCCTCTACGGCGGTTTGCAATCCGCGTTTCCTCTGCTTTCAGCTTTTCGGCATCTGCCTTTAACTCGTTAATGATCACGGCGTAATTGTCGGCCTTTGCCTCAATCTCGCCCTCGATGCCTTCCAACGTGTCTCTTATGGCCTGTTCGTCTACGTCGGGATCTTCGGCCATGTCCAGCACCGCCAACCACTCGGCGCTTAAATCATGAATTGTTGTCATGTGTCGGGAACCTCCTACAATATTTTTCCGTTAACTCGTTAAGCTCGGCGCGCTTTGCCTCGATCTCGTTATAGAGCGCCGTTTCTGCTTCGATTTCCTCCGGCAGATAGCGGCAACAATCGCGGTGCATCTGTTCCAGCAAGTCAACCACCGTCTCAAAGCCGTAATCGGCATCAAGCCAAACCGTGTTATCGTATGTCACGCGGCATTTACTGTCATCGCTTGACCATCCATCACGGTATATCTGCACATTGATAGCCCCACAATGACCGCTATAGCTAAACATGGCTGTTGGCTTGTTGCCGGTTTCTTCCTGTGTCCGGTCTTCAATGCCGTTAACCGTTAAACACGCAAATAAGATATGCCACACAAGGTTTTTAATCGTGTCCACCTCATAAGGCGTGAATGTCGCTTTTTTTTCGTTCATTTTTTCCCCTTTCCTGATCACTTAAGTCACTTAAATAATGCCGGCACAAGCGTACTCGCCGCGTACCACGTCAGCACAAACAGCCAACCAACTAAAACAACTGTCATTGCGTTGTCTATAAACCGCTGGAAGTCAAAACCCCGTCTTTTTCTGAAAACCGCGTAACGGATGCCGCCCGCCGTTTCAATCTCGATCATTTCCCGTTTGTTACGCTTCATAGTCTTTACGCCTCCAATCGTAAGTACATTGTGAAAGCTCCATTAGCTTTAAAAGCTTGCCTAAAGGCATACCGTTAATTGATTGGCCGCTAACCAGCCGCGACATACTCGAAGGCACATAACCAAGCATCTTGCCCAGCTCCCGCCGGTTAACGCCGTTGATTCGGCACGCGCGTTCAATCATCAGCGGCACCTCATCCATGAATTGGTTTTTCGTCTTCATGTTTCCCCCGCTTGATACATTTTGTATCATTTTTCATCAAAAAAATTTACATCCTCAAACTTAACGCCTAGATAATTGCAAATCATAATGGCGTAGGTTACCGGCACTTTCTGCCCGCGATTTTCCCAATTGTTGACGGTTGACGGGCTAACGCCTATGGCTTCTGCGAGTTTTTCAACAGATACACCTTTAGCACGCCGCCACTCTTTCAATGTAAGCATTTATTCACCTCCCTTTGATTCAAATTTGTATCAAGGACATAATAAAACCGATTGATACAAAAATCAAGCATAAATTAATTGTTTTGTAGCAATATTGATTTATAATGGTTATAATCTAATCATGGAGGTAAACAGCTATGATTAAATCCAACTTAGGAAAAAATATTCAGCACTTCAGAAAATACGCGAATTTAACGCAACAAGAATTGGCTGACAAAGTCGGCGTTAGTCGGGCCACTATATCCTCTTGGGAGGTTGACCGGACAGAACCATCAATGGAAGATGTTAAGAAAATGGCGTCTGTTTTAGATTGTACTTTAAACGATATTATCGGGAACTCAAAAGAAGACTTAATTAAAGATAGAAATATTCAGATAATTCTTTCACTTGTTCAAAAGCTCGACAGCGAAAAGCAAGCCGATGTTATAAGATATCTGCAATATCTGATTTACACCGCACGAACGGAGGGTTAACAATGGAAACTTTTAAAAAACTCAAGTCCGGCAACTGGAACCTTTACAAATACGATTACACGGACGAAACCGGCAAGCGCCACTATAAAAGCTTCACAGCGCCCACAAAAGCCGAAATAAGGCGCATGGTTTCAAAGTGGACAGATTCACGCACGAAGCGCCCCGCGGCTGTTCTTGTGCTTTCTGATGCCGCACAGGGCTATTTTGACTTGAAAGCCTCCGTGTTATCTCCGTCAACCTTACGCGGATACAAAGGCATCAAGAAAAACTATATAGATGGTCACACAATCGGGCGCACGCCGGTTAATAAGCTTAACAGCCAAATCGTGCAAGCGTGGGTGTCATGGATTGCCGCCAAGCACTCACCAAAGACAATAAGAAACGCTTATGGTCTTCTAACGGCCGTGATGGACGTTTACGCCCCTGATACGCGTTTAGCTATAACTTTACCGCAGAAGGCAAAACAAACGCTCAGATGCCCCAATGAAAGCGATATACAGGCGGTTTTGGCTGAGATAAGAGCGGCAAAAGACAAGAATTTAGAAATCGCGGTTTTGCTGGGCGCGTTTGTGCCGGCGCGGCGTTCGGAAATTGCCGCCTTGACTTATGCGGACATTGACGGCACGACAATTAATATTAATAAGGCAATGGTACACGATGCGGCTAACAACTGGATTGTGAAGGCAACCAAAACCACAGACTCAACGCGCTCTGTAGAAGTTCCGGCGTTTGTTACGGATCTGATCGGCACCGGCACGGGCCGCGTTGTACCTTTGACACCGGACTATATCACAAACAAGTTCCATGATTATGTCATGGCATCCGGCGTTGAGCCTTTCCGTTTTCACGATCTCCGGCATTATGGCGCATCAATCCTTTTAACTATAATGTCTTCTCGTTACGTCCAAGACCGCGGCGGCTGGTCATCGCCGTACACAATGAACCGTGTTTATAACAACGTTATCGACTTAGAAAAGGCGCGACAGACTAAAAAAGCGCTTGCCATGTTTGACCAGTTCAAGGCGTAAAAATCCATGCGGGTTTTTGCAATATGTATTGCATTTCATATTGCATTTGGATTGAATGTATTGCATTTCTATTGATTTCTCACGCCAATTACTTAGCATCAGCATCTTTAAATTTTGGCTAAAGAAAAGGGGAAATGACCATTTATAGCCATTTCCCCGAAGATGCCGGCGGCGGGACTTGAACCCGCATTGTTAGCGCTTGAAACGCCTTATTTTAAGCCATTTTGAAATTTTTGTATTGCACGGTTTATTGCAAACTTTTCACAAGGTTTTCAAAAACCGACATTATACTTTTGCTTTGTGACGTGAATATTTTAGTCTCTCGACAGAATTTCGTCAATCATTCCTATAATATATTTCGGGCACTCGCGCGCCGTTGCCTTGCCTTCATCTGCCGCCCATCCCTGAATGGTTCTGTACGGGATATCAAAGCGGCGGGATAACTCAGCCATGGTTACATGATACTTTGTCATGATATCGCGGATTGTTTCCGGTTCTTCTGCAAGACTTTCCAAAACCGCGTTCACGTCTTTGATGGTCTTGCACTCGCTCACATAGTCATATAACGCCTGATCGGATTCGACAAAAACCCGCGCCGCCCGTGTCGATAACTTTCTAATATCCAACGCTTGGAACTCTTTAAAAGTCATGTTGTGCTTTCCTTTCTTTTATTCAATCTCGACCAAACCGCCGACGCCCTCGCGTCCCCACTTCAGCAACGTTTCAAAATATTCGTCGAAATCGTCCGCGGTGCTTGCTTCATCCTTGTACATTTCAAAATATTCGCGCACTTCCTCAAGCGTGAACACGAAACCCGTGTCGATGTTTTTGTATTTCTTCATGTTTTCATCCTTTCCCCCGTCAGGCTGTTAGGTCAGCCGATTTATCAAAGCGGATTTATTGCCGTCCAGTCGTTTTGACGGATTACGTCAGCAATTGCGTCGAATGCTTTTCCATTTCGTTTGTGTTCAGAATGAATGTTGTCGTCAATCCGCAACTCATAGTGTCCGTTGTCAATCGGGGATATATGACCGAAGGTCACTTCGACTTTGTGCTTCTGCCCCGTCTTCCGGTCGTAAAAGTTCTGTGAATGAACAAGTATCATGTTGCCCCCCCTTTCTTATTTTTCTTCAAAATCTTCTATCAGCTTAAAAACTTCTTCCAGGTTGAACGGTTTCTCGCTTGCTTTTGTTGCTTCCATATCAAGCATTTGATCGATATGGTTTTGTTCGCTTTTATGTTGCCATGCAAGCGGCTCGTTTCCTTTGCTTCTGTTTTCTATTACGGTGTAACGCATTCCGCGATATTCGTATTCAAGTTCAATGATGTGCTGTCCGAATCTTGTATAGCTGTATTTGCTTAAGAACTTCGCTTTTAACATTTCTGTTTCTCCCTTCCTTATCTGTCTCTTATTATACACTCATTGAACGCATATTTCAATAGCGCTTATGTTCATTGCGTGTATTTTTATGGAAACAAAAAAAGACGGAATAGCTGTTAAACTATCCCGCCTTACGCCTGTAGTACATCGAAGCTTTATAAAGTTTCGCTACAATATGGAACTGTGGAATGTGCGGCAGACCTAAATAAATTTATTCTGCCACTCAAGTATATACTTAAGTATATTTCCGTGCAATAAAAAAAGCCCCTGTGAGTATGGAAACCCACAGAGGCAAAAGAAAGAGGAAAACAAGACGGCCAATTAATAAAGGATAACACCCGCCGCGCTGATGCGCTCGCGTTCTATCATCCATCCGTTTTTATCAAAGGCAAACTCACACCCGTTTATATCCTTAACGGTTGAAACAGGATAAGCGCCGTTTTCAATATACCAATAATTTAACCGCGTATCGGTTTGCGGTTCTTTTATCCATCCTTTAACCCATTTGCGTGAAATCCAGCCGCGCGAAATGCGGAACCACTCGCCACACTTCGCCGTTGCTTCTACAATAGACCCTTTAGCAAGCGCACCGACAACAGGGTAATTAGTACCAGCGCCGGCACGGATGTTTAACGCACGCTCTGCCGTAACTGTCAAAGTGGCTTCAATCGGGTATTCCGGCATGACCTCAGGAATGCTAAACACGCCCTCAACGTGCCCGATCTGTTCCGGCCGCTGTGGATCGTTCCCGCGATATAAAAGAAAATCACCGATTTTTAAGCACTCAGGGTTTACGATGTGCCCACGCTGGATATCTGCCGGCACGGTTGAAAAAAGATTGCTTTCGTAAATCCCCGCCGTGTTAAGCAAAGAAACGTTATAGCCGATTTCTTGAAGTGTCGCGCAAAGGCTTGAAGAACAATCAGAGTAATACTGATTACCGTAAGGCTTATAAACATATTGCCGCAACGCCTGACTATAGTTATTGCGTCCAAGTATAGTTTTATACTTGTCCGTGAACTTTTTGCGGTTGTTGTCGGTCAAATCTTTAAAACGCCGGATGCATACCAGCTCACGCCGCCGCCCGTTGTCCGCAAAGGATCTATAACGACTCTCGTTATACGTCTTCAAATTCTTAGTTGAAGGCTTACCGGAACCGTGACCGCATATAATTATATCAGCCTCACGCATCTTTCGGCACCTCAGGCAATCCGGCAAGGCTGGTTAATATCGACAGAATGCCGGCAAGCACGGAAGCGGAAACGACCATAGACCAATTAACCTCAGACATAACGGCAGAAGTGCCAATGGTAGCTATTGCGGTCTGTGCTACGGTCTTAATTGCCCTGATACCAGCGGCATAAATCCACGCCTTTTTCTTAACATTACTCATAAATCATGCGCCTCCAAATCTTGCAAAATCATCTTAATAATGATTACTTCAATTTCTGTTAAGCCCTCAAATTCTGCGTCACTCATCTTTTTTCTAAATCCTCTATGCGGTGATTAATGACTTTAATTTGTTCCTCAACAACCGGCATCCGGCGCGCAAAGTTGTTATGATCGCGAACCTCACGCGTTAAAGCATCTATGCGTTCTTCCATAACGGCTTGTTTGGCGTTGTTGCTGACTATTACCCCCGCCAACGTTATAGCGCCGGTTATGACCGCCGTAATTACGGACGAAATAATAGCCGCGTCCAAGATTACGCCTCACTTTCAACGACGTGTGTATAACACTCGTGCTTTAACGGGAAACCTTCGTTGCTAAACATAATAGCCGCGTGCTTCGGCAATGTGGACAGCGCCGCGGCCGCTAAGATGGTATGATAGCACGCCTCAGCCTCTGCGATTGAGTCGTAGGCGTTTACGATGTTGCCAACAACGCCATCTGTGTTTGTTTGAAGCTCTACAACAACATATCTAGGTTCCATGTTTTATTCTCCTTTCATGGTTAAGCCTTGACTAATTTTTGACTAAAATTCAACTTTGTTAACTAAAACAACTTTTTACTATTGTCCCTCAATTGATTTTCAACTGTCCATCAATTGTTCCACAGTTTTTCCTCAACTACTTGCAGAAAAGGAATCACATACGTCTCCATATCTCATCAGCGGTCTTTTTCCCGTACTTTTTGCAGTCACGCTTATAATCAATCCATTGCCCCAAAGGGAGAAGAAGAATTGCCCCGATCCATCCGAATACTAAAAAAGCTAAAGCATCAATTATTGGAGTTCCCAAAAACATTTTTTCACATCTCCTTTGCAGAAAAGGAATCTTTATCGTACTCTGCACAAGGTACGCTAACGCCATATTTAAGCGGTGGCACTGTCGCAGAGAATTACTGCATAAGGCGTGGAAATTCTGTCAATTTCATCTTCAGACAGTATGGCTTGTCAGCAACGGCGAATGGACAAGTTGCCACACTGCCAGAAGGATTTCGCCCTGTATATGGCAGGCGTGGATTTGTGGCGTATGTATACATCGGAGATACTGCAGTACCGATGGTATGTGAGATTTTTGCAAGCGGGGCAGTTAGTATAACGTATTCATCCAGTAAAACAATGGCTCAGGTCTGCGTTACTGGAACATTTGAGATTTAAAGGCGAATAGCCTCTAAATAATCAAACCTTACATCGCTTGAAAGGACTTGCGATTCTGTCGCTCTTGCTTGTACTCGAAGTGTTGTCTGTCCCGTGAACGAAATAATTCTCAAGACAGAATCTCCGCTACTTGTTCCAGAGTCTACGCCTCCTGCGTCATCTCTGATATAGACGCCGTTATGCCTTGTCAGAGAACCGAGTTGTGCATGGATAATGTATACTCCTGCAGGAATCGTGATTGTGCCGTTTAGGTCTGTCCAATTAGTTCCGACAGTTCCAGTAATAACGGTTCTCTGCGAAGACCCGATTGTCGATAAAGATTCCTTTACGGTCTTGATTTCGTTGCCCACATTGGTGTTGGTGCAGTTACTGTCAGGTGTGATTGTGCCGCCAGTGGCAATAGCGTTTGTGACGCTGTAAAGAATGCCATTCAGCACCAAAAGCTCACCGACCACATAGTTTTTTGATGCCACATTGCTGCTTTCAACAGTGGCAATATTTGAGCTGTCTGATTTGCCATACAGAGCCGCATCCGCTTTGTCAGCATTCGCATTGAAGACATCGACATTGTAGATGTCTGTCTGTGCAGGCTTTTCCAGATTATAGTGATTTGTATAGGTTGCCATGTTAACTCCTTATGTTATCCAAATGCGCTGGAAAACAGTGCTGTAGTTTGATGCCGCATTCCTGACTCCAAAGTATCTGCCGTCAGCATACTGTGAGTGCGCTGTTGCAATATCCATGAATGTTGTTCCAACAGAAAAGGTCTGTGCAGTTACACTCTGCCAATTCTCTTGCAAATCAAGTACAGAAACATCTCTTGTGCCATCGGTTACCCTGATTGTTGCATGGAATGTTTTGCCAGTATAAGTTGAGGCAGTTCTTACCCAATCCTGATTTAATTCAAAGTTATCCGCATTCCATGTAGGTTGACCATAACGGAATGAAAGACCATTTGCATACCATCCTCTGTTGTACAGATCGTTGGAATAGTGGCTTGTGCCATTGACCCAATTGATTGCCCATGATGCAGATTTGTTGGTGATTGAGCCATCAGACCACTGAGTGTTGGCAGGGTATCTCAATGCCCATGTGATGGTGTAAGAGCCAAGCGCAGAGGTCGAGGTTGTGCCACTCTGGGTCTCATAGGTGGAGTTGTATCCAGATATGGTCACAGACCTTGTAGTGCCTTCGATAAATGCAAATGACCTTGAGCTGGAAATGCTCGGAGCAGCCAGAGACAGCTTGCTGACCGACCATGTCGCTGACTTTGTTCCAGTTGTGCCATCAGACCATGTGGTTGAGTCTGGATACCGCAGTGACCATGTGACAGTGAATGTGCCTGCGGATGTGCTGGATGCAGTGCCGCCCTGAGACTCATATGTGCTATTGAATCCATTCACTGTCGGAGCAAAGGTCTTGCTGACCGCCCATGTATAGGATGTATTAGAAAGGCTCGGAACAGTCAGAGACCGCTTTGCAATCGACCATGTGAGATTAACAGGAGCGGTCGAACCATCTGCCCATGCATATCCCCTTTTGAGGGTATAGGTCGCAGTGTATGTGCCTGCAACAGTGGCGCTGGTAGTGCCACTCTGGGTCATTGCCGAAGCATCATAGCCGGTTATGGTCGGTGTTTTCGCCGTGTTGTCAAAGGTAAAGGAACCGCTTAACGTAGGCTTTGCAACGTATACCGTAGCCTCATAAATCATTGTGCCATGATAATAGATATAATCTAACTTCGTGCCGTGATAATAAGCGTCTTCTATTTCTGTGCCATGAAAAAAAAGGCTCATAACAGCCCCCTTTATGCGTCAATATAAAGCGTTGTGCCGACAAGTCTAAACTTGCTTTCGGGCATCCAATCAACGGCAACATTGTTTGTAAGCGGCGTGAAGGAATCAGCACCGGAAACCGAAACGTGATAGGTTGCCAATTCATACTGATAGACCGTGCCGCCCTCGTCCAAATCGTCTTGCTGTGCTACCGGATAGCCGGAAGAACTTGTTAAGGTTTTTATGGTTCCCTGTAAAAAGTCTGTCTCCGTGTTGGTCTTGCTCAGATCTATTTCAAAAACAACCTTGCAATACAGTTCACCACTTACAACGGTCTGAAGCGGTACCGTCTGCGTGCCTATGATTTGAACTTGACGCCCGCAGATAAGCATATAACCCGCGGCAATGTACATATTAGAAGCGTCCGAAGTGATTTCACACCCTTGCGTTATGCCGGTCTGCTTGCCGCTAAAGACGTTCATAAAGTGCCCCATATTAGCGGCGCTTATTGTTTGCTCGTCAAATGTAATGCCCTTGATCATGATTGTTTACCTCTGATTTTTTCAATAAGTGTAACTTTCAGCTTGCCAAAAGAAATATTGGTAAAACGTGAATTGCTCGTTATGGTTCTTGCCGTCACCAAAGAAGACCGCACGCCCGACTTAGTTTTTATGTTCGTTGTGCGCCCGATGTAAAAATTACGATAGTCGTATAACTTGGAATCCATGTACAAAGAAAAGTTTATCTTGTGTGAATAGCTGTTCTTTGCAAATTCATCAATTACCTTTTGATACATTTCGTCCTCTGTTTCGGCTTCTATGACCATCGATTTAGTAGCTCCAAGCGCCCTATTAGGGTCTGTGCCGTCTGTGGTTATTGACCGGTTAGCAAGCATATAATAAGTGCGGTAATATGTCGCTATAGGCTCGTCAGCGCCCTGTTCCATCTGATCCCAGCGCACGTTAATTTTTGTCAGCGCGTCAACAGAATAAGTTTCTTCGTAGCCGGATATATCCGTCAAAAGTACGTCGATGCTTTCCGCGGCTTGTGTGTCTCGGTAAACCGTGATGATTAGCTTATTATCAACGGTAAAATCGAAGTCAACATAGATTGAGTAGAACTCTAACGCGTTTCCAAGGTAAGTTTTTAGATTATACGCGCCGTCGGTTAAGCTAACTGTGGTGCTTACCTTTGCCGCTATTGGCGTATGTGTTATAGCGTTGACCGTCAAATAACTGCGGTCTAGCATGGCATCACCTGAGTTAATCCAATTGTCGGTAATTGCTTGCGCTATAAAGTCTTCTATGCCGGTGCTGGATATGAGCGCTTCATTAACAATAAAAATTGGTCTGCTAAAAAGGTTCTCTTTTTGCAAAAGCGTTATTGTATACGCCTCGCTGTCTGAGTCTGATGCGTAGTTTTCGCAGATTCCAATAAAAACTGTGTCGCCGGCACACTTGCAAATAACAAAGTCATCGTGTTCTATATTAGGCATTCGCGCCGTTACTATCTGAGACTTATTAGAAAACTCCGTATCTGTCTTAAATTCAAATGTTTCAAACTCTAGTAAGTCTTTAATTAATAGCGTTTCGGCATCCAGTACATACGCTAAGAGCTTGCCCGACTCGGTAATTTTACCCAGCGGGCTAATTTCTTCCGTGTGCGAATGCAACCACGCGTGCGTATACCTTGCTAATTGCGCGTGTGTGTACGCATTTAGCATTTTGTGCGTGTCGTATATAGTCCTTAAAGGCATATAACGCCCCCTTAAACCGCCCTAAACAGCTTTTGCATAGAAATTATGATTGGCTGAGTTATCGGCGTTTCTGCTTCAAATTTAAGCTCACATTCACCAATAGGGATTTTGAAAAAGTTATTATTGTTAATGTTTAACCCGCTGATAAGGTTTGTTTTCGTGCCGGCTCCATCATCAGCGTAAATATACAAATCGCCGTCAACAGATGAGTAGTTGATTGTTTCGCCCGCGTCTGCTTCTCCGACTATATCAATGCGGGCCGTTTCCTCTCCGTCTACAAGAAGTATCATTGACGGATTAACGATTGCCCCATGAAAGACCACCGTAAAAGGCGCTTCAACTGAACCGTCATTACTGATATTTACGGATCCGCCAACAACGGATTGAAAGCGCGACGGGAATTTGTACGGATAGCGTAACACGTCCCCTTCACTATCAACCGATATAGAAAAGCGGGTAACGTTGTTTGAGTACCACAGGCCCCGCGTGATCATTGTGACCGGACATTGTAACACGTTGCCTTCACCAATCTCGGTCTTTTCGTAGTTAACTAAATCCACGTCACGCAGATATTCACCGGCCTTTGTGGTATAGACAAGCGTAAGCCTTGAAGATGTTCTGACGAACTTTAAAAAATCAGCCGCCGCCTCGTATGGTGAAGCGGCGGTGAAAATCACGGTGCCGGTTATTTCCATCTGCTTATCTTTCATATAATTACGCACCCAACTATAACCAAGGCGCATAAAACTATAATCCATTTCATAGCCTAGCCCGTCAGGCTCAAACAGAAATGCCGTGTTTGGGATGTTCAAATTATATTCACGGCTATATTCATTTCTTAATTTGAATTGACGAATCATTATAACATTGCTCCCAATTCACTATTGATTCTAGAGGCAATCAACCGCCCGTCTAAGTATGTGTTGCTGGTTACATTAACCGTTGCCATACCGCCGGACATATCACCGGACATAGTGCCGGCAAGTGTCTGCAACTGGTCGGTGACTAAGTGCGCGTTATCTTTGATGCCCTGTGCATACAGTTTCATCATATCCGGCGCGAACGTGTGGAAATTGGACAGCGGGCCTTTCTCCGGCTCTGAAAATCCGATAAAATCCGCGATGCCTCCTGCAAAGTCTGACACGGTATTCTTAAGACTTTCCCACTTGGATTTCAAACCATCAACAAAGTTTGCAATTAAATCTTTGCCCCATTGTAAAGCCTTGCTTGGAAGTTCTTTTATAAAGTCCATAGCCGCGCCAATGTTGGTTGTAATAGTTTCTTTTACAAGGTTAATCTTTTCTTTGATGCCATCAACCATGTTTTGTACTGTGGTTTTAATGGCGTTCCAAATCTCGGTAACCTTATCTTTAAAGGCGTTCCAAACGGTTTCCCAAATGCCTTTAACGATCTGTAATACGTTATCAATAACGGTTTTGACCGCGTTTATAGCCGCTTCAATGACCGTTTTAATGCCGTTCCATAAATCTGTTGCAAGCTTCTTAATGCCTTCCCATGCGCCCTGCCAATCGCCGCGAATAACGGCCATGACAACGTTTAGAACGTTCTGTATAAGCTGGATGGCAACAGAAATTTCAGTAAAGATAAAATTCCAAATGGATTTAGCAATATTTAGAATATTATCCCCCCATGCTTGCCATGCGGCTTGCACAACCTGAATAAATGCTTTGATAATAGATTTAATCAGTTCAATAACAGTTCCGATAACTGTTTTAATCTGTTCCCAAATGGCGTTAACCTTGTTTCTAAAATCTTCGTTTGTTGCGTACAGAGCAACCAGCGCAACACCCAGCGCCGCAATTACCGCTATAACCGCCAAAACAGGCGCAGAAAGCCCCGTTATCATTGGTATTAGGGTTGTAGTAACAAAACCTTGCAACGCCGTTAATTTGGTCATTATAAGCGATATGCCGGCAAATATCTTTGAACCAACCGCCAGCAAAGGCGCAAGCGCCGCAACGATTGCAAGAATAATCATTACAATCTGTGCTTGCATTGGGGAAAGCTCACTTAATTTTTGAGCAATGCCGGAAACAAAGCCGCTCACTTTTTCAACGACCGGCGCTAAAACTTCTGCAACTGTCGCGCCTAACTGCATCATAGCCGCGCCGAAAGTCGCTTTCATTTCGTCGATTTTATCGTTTGTTTCGTTGATGCTGTTAAGCGTATCGCCGGACAGAATCAAGCCCATTTCTTCGGCTTGTGTGCCGTATTCTTGAAGCGCCGCGCCGCCGTCATCAATCACGCCGGCTAACTGGTCGGCAGACTTTCCGAAAAGTTGCATGGCCATTTGGTCACGCTCGGTTTCGTTTTCTACCTGACTAAGCGCTTGCACAGCATCATAGAAAACCTCTGTGGCCGGACGCATTGCGCCGGTTGCATCGGTAACGCTAACGCCCAGCGTTTGCCATGTCTCCACGGTATCTTTAGAAGATGAGGCCATGTTCTTTTTCATCTTCGTTAAAGAACCGGTCAGCGTATCCAAAGAAACGTCTATTCTATCGGATGCAAACTGAAACTTTTGCAACTCGTCTGTGCTAATTCCGGTCTGCTTTGAAAGCGTGTTCAAGTCATCGGCAGAAGTCACCGCCTTATATCCAAGACCGACAAGCCCAGCAAGCGCACCACCAGCCGCCGCCGAAAACGGCGCTATTGCATCAGATGCCGCCTTAAATTTGCCGCTGATTTGGTCAGCGGATGCCGCTAAACTTTCAAGGCGCGGGTTACACTTTGCCGCCTCTGACTCAAGGCTAGAAAGCTTTTGCTCCGTTGCCATGATCTCGCGTTGCAAGTTCTGATACTGGGCGCTGTTTTTATCAATGCCGTTAGCGTCCATTTGCGCTTGTGCATCTTTCAGAGTCTGCAACCGGCTTTTGGTGTCCTCGATAGACTTGTTTAAAAGGGTCTGCTTTTGCCTCAGTAGTTCAATATTGCTTGGGTCTACCTTCAAAAGTTTATTAACGTCTTTTAAATCGTTCTGCGTTGACTTAAGGCTTTTATCAACGTCTGACAACGCCTTAGTTAATTGCGTTGTATCGCCGCCTATTTCAATTGTTATGCCACGAATATTAGCCATATTTAAAACCTATCAAAGTCACTCTGTGTTGCTTTGTAGTCGTATTTTTCCCCGTCATTGTTGGATTCCGTCATCATGTCCACAACGAAACCCATGTCCAAAACATTAAGTTCATCGAACCGCAAACCAAGTTGCACGGCGCGTAAGAAAAATAACGCCGTGCTAAATGGTCTGTCAGTTGGTCTTATTTTTTTTTAGGCTTTGCCGTTGTTTTATTGGTGCTAATCCAAATGTTAATAATGTCCTTTGCGGCGTTGAACATATCCATAGTTTCAAAGCCTTCAAGCCAAGTTATAAAATCGGCGGTCGAGATCCCGATAAAATCAGCCCCCGCCGCCTGTAATGCCATAACATACCCAAGTTCCAAAACTATATTAATGTCGAGATTTTCGCCCTGCTCTGCAAAGAGTTTTAACAAGTCTGCCCCGAAAACCTGTTTAAACCTGATTGCGGTTGCCGCGTTGCCGGACATCTTAACCGCGTTTTCACCAATCAGTATTTCTTTCGTCATGTTTTCCCCCTGTTGCGCCGCTGGTTATGACGGGATATAAACCGCGCTAAACCATGTATTGTAGGCCGCGCTATCCTCATCGCACTTAGCCTTTACGATTTCGCCGTTAAGAGCGGAAGACGGGATAGAAGAAGCCGTGATAGATACGGTTTCTGTTACCGGCTCCGTTGTCTCTCCGGTTGTCTCAGATCCGACGCTCGGACGGGATGCCGTGCAATTGTAAAGCACATGACGTGTTTTCTTCTCGTCCCCCTCAAACTGGAACATAAGAGCAAAATGCTTTGTCTGTGCGTCAGACTTTTCAACTACAACGTCGCTCTGATCTAATACGTTGCCCAGCACATCAGTAATAAAGCTATCCGGCACAAGCGCGCTTTCAAGATCACCGCTATAGCCGTTGTTGCTCTGCCCTACCCAATAGTCGATGTTGTCCGCTCTGAATTTGGTAACATCGCCTTCGGCATCAAGAGACAGATTAACAGCGCCCTTCCATGCAACCGGCGTTGCATAGGTAATAGCGCCCTGTGCATCTTCAGACATTACGGCATAATAAACATTTGATAAGCCATATTTAACTTTATTAGCCATTTATCAAAACCTCCGTTTCATAGGCTATTTGATACATTTTTTCGGAATCAATATATGATTCCTCTTTGGTGTAAGTCAGGGAATTGTTAGACAGGACAGTCTCAAGCGCTGTTTCTAAACCAAAGTTTTTGTTTTCCGTGTATAACTCGACATTAAGCGTTACAATCCGCTGATAGTTTGAATTGTCCGCGTATACGTCGTTAATGCCGTCATAAAAGAAAACAAGAAAAGGCGGCGCGGTTGCCGTTGCATCCGTAAAGTGATCATAAGCCGTTGGGATGCCGACACTATTTAGCATTGTAGATATTTCTTTGTAAGTCATAATTTACTAAGCTTTTCCTCAATCAGTTTCGGCAACTCATCAACGGCCCAATCATTAACGCCCTTAATATGCGGGTATGCTGAAACACTCCCGAAAGTGCGCCCCGTGCCGTTTTTAGAAACGTGCCCTTTTTCAAGCAAATGTGTTAGGCGGGCGTGTCCATCATTGTAAACAACCCGTTTAACCCGCACGCGGTCAACTTGCAAATCATCGTGCGTCCAATCGGCGCTATATGGACTCCCCGAAACGGTATTAGCCCAGCTATTGACGGCCTTTAACTGTGTCGTGCTTTCTTCCACGACCTCTTGAACGGATTCATCGAGAACCTTATATACATCCTCGCCAAACTCGTTTAAGACTTGCTTAATTGCCGCCGACAGATCTATAACGCCAATCTTTTTTCTGCTATGACTTGCCATTGCTACCGCCTTTTCTTTCGGCGTACAGTTCCAGCGTGTCAGACCGCGTTAAATACGTCCGATATATACTGTATGTTTTGCCGTCAAACTCTAACAAAGTCTCATCTTCGTAATCGGCAAAGAATACAGTAAACACGAACTCAGGATTTAACCCGCTACGCCCAGCCTCGAAAAACTCAGACCGGTTAACGCTTCTGACATCACAAAAGACTTGCCGGCTTGTAAGCGTTTCGCGCCATACGCCGTACTCGTCTTGCGTCTGTACCGCCTTTATTAACTTGATTACGTTGCTTCTGTCCATGTGGTATAACCCGTTGCCATTGATAACTGCGCCTTCTGCTCATCGTAAGACCGTTTCAGCCTGTCGTAATCGTCCGGCTGTCCGAAATTACATTTGCAATAAGTTATGATTGCCCGACTTACTATTGAATTGATTTCAGCCGGCACAACTACACCGGCTATGTTTAAATCAATCTGTGCCGCTTCTATCAATTCGGTAAGCTCATCGTCAAAGGCGGTTGTGGTTATCCTTAAGGCAAGTTTCACTTTGTCTAACATCTAACACACCCCGTTATTACTTCTTCGTTTTCTTTGCCGGTTTCTCTGCCGGTTTTTCGTCAACAATAATGGAGGCATTACCAAACGCCACCAAGCGTTTAGCCTCTGCCTCCGTTACTTCAACGATAGAACCCGCGGCGAACCGTACAACGGTATCGTGCTTAAGTTCTACTTTCATGTGGTCACCTCTTAAGCGGAAACCTTAGCAAACCACAGATTGCCAACAACACCGATTGCCGCCGGCTGTCTTCCAAGAACGTCAACAAGATCCTGCTTCATGCGTGTCTTATCATCAAGCTTGAAATCCACCGCGTCACCCTTCGGCAGATTTTCCATAACGCCGTAAAGATCGCCGATGATCGGAGCGGTTACGGTATCATTAAACAGAACCTCAAGGCCGTCAAACGGATCTACGGCATAGCTAGCACCAAGCTGAAGGCTTCTGTATGTTGCATACTGTGCCGGAGTGCAAATGATAACAAGGTTTTCAGCCGCAGAGGAAAGCAGAGCGCGTGCGTTGATAAAGTCATCAATAGCGCCCGCCGCTGTGCCGGTCTTGGCAACTGCCGGTGCGGTTGCGGTTGCTACCTGAGGCGCCGCAAGGATAGCCGCAACAACTGCGTTCTCTCTTGCCTTGATCAGGCCACGCGCTACTTCGTCATAGATGTAACGAAGGTAAGCCTCGCCGGACATGGTATCAAGCGCCTCATCGGAGATTGCAACCCACTTCTTATAAGTCTTCGGAATAAGCGTGACAATACCAAGGGTCAATTCTTCCTCTGCCATAGCCGCGCCGTTTTCAACATGAACGGCCGCCGCCGGAGCGCTGATCTCAAAGCCCACCTTGACGTTACCGCGTGCATTCATCTTGCGAACTCTTGAAAGGATCTTGGAAGCTTTCAGCCTTTCCGCAACGATCTCACCAACAAAAGTAGGAACCGGAACCGTGCCGCCGTTAAGGTTATCAGTAAGAAGGCTTCTGCATTCTGCATCATCGCCGGTCTTAACATAGTTTGCAAACGCCTCGATATACTCGGCGCTGTTTCTGATCTCGTTAATAGTCATAGTTTTCTTTACCCCGCTATCAAAAGTTTTTGTTGTTTCTCCGGCACCCGCCGCAACCTTCGCGCGGTTCTCGGCCTGTGCCTTTGCCTGTGCCTTGCGCGCCTCAAGTTCTTCTTTGATTGCGCGCGCCTCGCTCTCCAGCTCATCAAGGTTAGCCTCAGGGTTGTTAATCAGTTCCGTGATCTCTGCCTGTCTAGCCTCAAGCTGTTCAATGGTCATTGTGTTTAACTCCATCACAAAACCTCCGTTAAAATTCTAATTCTCTGTTTCTGCCTCTCAATTGCCCGCCGTTCGGCTTTTGCGCTCTCCAGCGATTCTTTAGCGCTCTCCAGCGCTCCAGAAAGACCGCGTGCGGTAATTGATGTAGCTTCATACGCTGGGAACGTGACCGCCGACACTTCAAAAACCTTTGAAATGCTTCTAATGTGTCTTGTTGGATGGTCGCTATCAAGGTTCTCCCAGCTATCTTTATCAACGAGGAACATAAACGACATACCGGTTATATCGCCACGCTCGACCGCTGAATATAAAGCGCTTGCGTCTGCGTTTCTTTCGGTGTCCAAGTTCGCGCGGAAGCTAAGGCCCGCGGACGGCACAACCTCAAGTTGCATTGTTGAATTGGTGTTATTGTTGCGGGAACGCGCTAAGGGGATCATGTCCGTATTGTGGTTGACAAGCAAGCGAACGTCTTTTAAATCCGTGTTCTCAAGCGCCCCGTCATCTATGATCTCGTCATACCAATCAAGGTTGGTTCTTTCGTTGTATACAATCGGCTGTCCGGTTATATACTTGCCGTTTTCTTCGTTTTCTTCCGCTCTGACTTCAAAGCCGAAAAAGCGAATCTCTTTAGTTTCACTCATTGTTTGAACCTCCGTTCAATTTTTCATCTGTCGTATAGTATTCGCCGCGAATAATGCGCGCTTCACCACCAACAACCGGCGGCAAGTTCCAAATATCGCGGACATCATTAATTGACATAATGCCGCGGTCAAGCAACTGTGCGGATACGTCAAGTTTATCTTTGTTGCTCATGTACTGAAGGCGGTTAGCGGTTGCCATAACGGCGTTGCCTTCGCTCTGTTCCCTCAGCGTGAAAAGCATATGTGTAAGAACCTCGCTAAACTGGATTGCAAAAGGTTCTATGGCGCCTTCATAAAACGCGCTCCAAGCATCGCCAAAAGCCTTGTTTTGCAAAATATCCTCATTAACGCCGAAGTATTCAAAGACATTTGCCTTAATCTGTGCCATTTCTTCGGCATCGACTACCCACGGTTTAACATCTACTTGGTGAATATCTTTATAAGTGTTCGGGAAAAGCAACAGGCCGCCGCCTTTCGCTTCAGCGCTAAAGTTTTCTTCTGTGAACCTCTGACGCTCTTTTTTTAAATCCTCGGTCTTTGTGAAGTTCGCCGCCTGTGCCCAAAAACGATAGCTTGCCGCGCTCTTAACACCTTCCTTAATGCCCTGATTCTGAATGTGAATCAAATCAAGTGTTGGGTACATAGCATGGTTTGTTTCCCCGAAGAAATCCGACTTATATTGAAATTTCGTCAGGATGCCGCAAAACGCCAATTCAATAGCGGCGGTTTCTCCCCATGCGAACTTATAGCGTAAATACGGCACATCATTAAACTGCACTATTTCGCACTTGCTGGGCAAAGGTGCATAGATGCCGGAAGGCTCCCCGTATTCGTCATAGATCGGACAAACGACAACCGAATTATGCACATCAAGCATGGTATTAAATCTGTATAAGAACTGTGACCACGTTTGAAATTGGTTTGGCGCATGGCTCATTTTGCTACGGAGTTTCGGACGTGCCGCGCCCAGCATTTCAACTTTTAACTTAGAAATGTGCGTAGCCCTCGCGTTGATTGCCGCCCTGATTAACTCGCTTTCGTAGATGCTCCCGTTGTATGTCGTAAAATGCGGGATGTATCCGTCAAGCATCTTAAACACGGTTTCAAGTCTGCCGTCCGGTTCTTTCGGTCTGTTTTTAAAAATAATGTCAAATAATCCCATGTTGGTTAGTCCTCGTTCCGAAGCTGTGAGCCTATTTCATCATGCCATTTTTGGCGAACCGTGAAAGCATCAGCCAACGCCGCCACGCCGTCAATGTGTGCCGTCGGGTTTAGCTTTATCAGCCGCCCGCGCCCGCGCTCGGAATTCATCTTAATAGCGCTATTTAATAAATGCATTTTTAATAAATCGTTATCGCCTATGTGAATGCGCCCGTCTTTCAACATCCCTTCAATTTCTTGAAGAACGCCCCAAAGGTTATCCCCTTGGTAAACATCGTCACATTGAAAACCGTAAGCATTCAAATCTTGCACAAGATATTGCGCGCTATATCGGTCATACCCGACTTTTAGCGGCAAAATCTCGTATTGTTCTACCATAGCCGTTAACCAGCTATAGCAATCGTGATAGTCTATAAAGTTATCGCCGGACAGCTCAAGCAATCCGCGTTGTATATAGATGTTATACGGCACGCCGTCACGGGCTGTTGCCTCGTCAATCTTTTCTGCCGGTAACCAAAATTTAGCAAATATATAAAACTCGCCGCCCTTTTCTATAACGATCACGGCGGCGGTTAAATCTGTTGTCTGTGATAAGTCTATGCCGGCAACACAATAGCAATGCCGGAACTCGTTTATGTCCAGCGGCGCGCCGGATGCATCATTGACCACTTGCGCCGGTATCCACGCCAAGCTTGAATTCTGCTTTATGTTGCAATACTTACAAAGAAACTCCGATTTCTTAGATAAACTGCCTTCAGCAATCGCGATTTCTTCAAGCAAATAATCAACCGAAACAGACACGCCCAAATTGGGATTGCTTTTTCTCAACTCGTTTATGTCGTTCCATTTTTCTACGTCATCGATAATATACAAAAACGGTAACAAGCGCTTTTCTTTGCTGTCTCCCAAAAGAAACCGTGTTGACCGTTTTATTAACTCATCATAGATTGAATCATTAATGTAACCAGCTGTCGAAACGCTTAATAACCGCCCGTCAGGACGTGCGCCCATGCCGGATTTCATCACCTCATATTGCTTTAAACCCTTGTCACCCTCCCACGATGCGATTTCATCGCAGATAGTCAACGAAGGGTTAAAACCATCAGACTTTTTAGCACTAAAGGCTATCTTTTTAACTGTGCTGTTGGTGCCGGATATGAACAAATCTGTTTGCCGGTGCCTGACAAGCATTGAGTCATCGTTAACTTTCCGGTGCTGGGTATCCTTTACCATTGACGCTTCTTTAAGCGCTTGCCATTCGGGGTCTAACTGTACCATTGCCCAAACAGAATTATAAATAATATCCGCTTGGTCTAACTTTGGCGCTAAACAATAGACCCTTGCGCCGAAACCTCCGGCACACCGAAAAACATAATTAGCAATCGCGGCGGCAAACAGAGACTTTCCGTTTTTGCGGGCCACAATTAGCACGATTTCCCTAAACTGCGGATTGCCGGACGTGTCGAAGATCCCAAACATTGCCGACACTATAGCCTTTTGCCATAGCTCTAGCTTTATACTCTGAGGCGCTAGCCGGCCTTCAACGTGAAAGCTGTGTGCTTCAATCCACTCAATAGCCTTATTAGCTTCGTTTGCATCGTACACAAACGCCTTTGACTCTATCCCGCGTACCAAATACTCGACAATCAGGCGCACCCACTCGCTAACGCATTCACTCCCGTTTTTAATTCTCTGATAATAAGTGTAAATATTATTATCTTTGTCAAACTTGGTTTTTTTCATACCATAATCGAAAAACGCGCGCGAATGTGTGCCGAACCTTTC